ACGCCAGGCCAGCGGCAGCCGCCACGGACAGAGTCTGCACCCAGTCCACAGACAGCACGCCGATCGCACCAACACCCAGCACGGCAGCCACTGACTGAGCCATAGTCTTGATGGCCCTTTCAGCCGCACCCAGCCAAAAAGCTTTGGTCCACAACATAGATTTACCTTTCTGTTCAGACCCCCCATGCTGAGGAGTCGCTTCCACACCCGGGGCACTCACCGGGCGAAACATTATTACACGTTCCCACTCAATATTCTCGTGCCAGTCCTCCAGAATTGCGGGGTTGACCCCAGCCTGAACCACCATGTGAACCGGCACGTCATGCGGAACATGTGGCGACCCCAGCTCACGCACCACTTGGCCATCCACAGACCAGGTCAGACGGCCCTCAGAAACCTCCAAGCGGTACCGATGCCACTGAGACACGTCGACATCAACCATGACCGGATAATGAGCCGGCTGGCCAGTCTCAGGGTCCTTCCAGTGCAGATTCGTCATCATCTGACCGGACCCGACACGCCCCTCCACGATATTGACTTCACCTGTGGGCCAAACAGAATCATCCTCAGGCCACAACATGGTCACAAGTTCCACCCGGTCCGTATTCGGGGCTTTTAGATCAAACTCCCACACACCATTCGCGGCCATGTTATAGGTTCCAGCAAAGGAGGGGCAGAGAAGGGAGTCGTCCATGGCCTGCCGGTGTTCCACACCGGCAGCCCGAAACAGTTGATACGCTGCCCTGTCAAACTTCAGCGCCAGAGCAACGGTACGGCCATCGGCCATCACTCTTGTCATGTCGGGGCTGTATCTACCAAGGGTACCGTGCCCTGGCCGCTGAACGCTCCAACCACCATAAGTAGCGTACTCAAGCAGTTTGTTTCCCAATTTGTTCCTCCGTCTTTCGGATTCTCTCCGAAAGGTCATCGAGCCGACTGGCCGTGTGAGCGGTTTCCAGAGTTATCCGCTCCCCGGTGGCCATTACATGGCGGTTCACCCGGCCCAACTCCGCATCATGCCTTTTCTGGGCTTCTTTGACTTCATTGATAGCCTGGGCATTCTGTTGCGATAACACCAACACCTGCTTTACATCATCCCGCAAGGTTGACCCCCCATTGGTATGCTGCTGTGCCAGAACAGCCGCGGTATCCGCTGCTGTACGGGTTGCCTGGCTTCTAATGGCACGGAGCTCGGACACGACCCGAGCTCCGCCCACAAGCGCCGTCACAAGAGCAGCAACACCAGTGAGGAGCCCCCCCAGCAGCTCCAACGGAGGCATCATGATCCACTACGACGAAGCTCATCGACAAGCTGCCGAATTACCCCGGTGAGGGCCTGAATCTCATTGACCACCATTCCAGTCCGCTGAGCGGTGACATCGATGAGTGCAGTTGCCTCACCAAGCTTGGTGGCAACCTGACCAGTTCGGCTAGTCAGCTCACTTATCATTTCGTTGTTATTCAATTCCGCATGAAGCTGCTCAATGTTCACTTCGTCCTCCTCACTATCCCCGCCACTAAGGGGGCTGTTGTCGATGGCGGAGAAGTCTTGATCCCCGCCGCCCAAATATACATGAATATGGTCAGTATGAGCCTCGGAGACCCCACCCGTATAAAGACGCTTCCAAGTGCCCCGAGCGGGATTCCATGACCATGCCCAACTGTCTTGATCTTTGCCGAAGATAATCCACCTGAGATTGATAGCTCGAGCATTCTTGATGAACCAGTTGACCAGCCTCCATGCCACCTTCAACTGGGCCGATGTGGGGACCATTCCCACATGCGGAACAATGATGAAGTCCTGGGCATTACCCGAGGAATGCTCTTTGTTCAAATCAACCCATTCACCATTTTTGTTCTTCACCCAATTGGGTTCGCCCTTACCTTGCCCAAGCCAAATACTACCTGGGAGACGGGGCTGCAAATACTTGTCCAGTGCAATAATGTTGGCACTGGCATTCCCCACGCTGTTCGGAAGCCCCATTTACACCCTCCAATACCTGGTCAATTCACTGGAACATTCCCCGCACCAAATGCGTTTATCGGTAATATACAATCGCACGCCAATACGGGAACATTCCGGGCAATCTTTTATAATAATACCATTATATCTCAGCGCATCCATATACATACTCCTGACACATATGCGCTACCCCCTGTGGCCCTGCCCGATGCCACAAAGGCTTGTGTCCCTATAAGAAACGTTCTTGGGACAGAGGGCAAGAAGAATGGCCACATGATAGCCGCAGGGACCGACACTGAACCCAGCAGGGACATCACACTAGGAGACGTCTCACCATTACACACCACACGCCCATAGGCATATGGCGAGCCCGAGTTAACATCATAGTCTGGGCTGATGGACCCGCCCACGAGAACCACAGCTTTGGTGGCCCAGTCGGGTTTGGTTACACCCACATGCACAGCAGAGTCCCAGGAGCTTCCAGGACGCCAAGACTCGGTGTACCCATGAATTTCGCTGACACTGACCTGCTCCTTCAGGGCCTCGGAACCAATCAAGCCCTTGGCGATGGTCAATGACCCATCGAAAATAGCCGACCCGGACACATGCAATGTACCCTTCGTCATGAAGATATTACCGCCGCCGAGTGTGGCGGAAAGTTCCGAGAGACGAGATTCCAAACCATCAATACGATCCGCCAAGTCCCGGAACCCGGCGTCATCACTCGGCCGATCAATGGCCATGGGATCAATTGCCATCATTCACTCCCTGCAAAATAGGTTTGATTTTCGTTATCTCCCCGGAAACCGGGTGTGGGTCAGCCACCCAGCCGAGAAGCCGGGTGCGAATAGTACGGCCCGCACCTTCCACGTTCGGATTGACCAGGTCCACCTCCACGGTGTCCCCAATCTGGAAGTCCCTGGTTGGCAGGCAGTCATCAATATGGGCCTCAATACTATATGTATGAGTACCATCCTTCTGAGCCTCCAACGCGGCATCCACATACCCATGAATAATATCCGGGTTCTTCGACCCGGTATCGGGTACCCAACGCCGCTCAATGTGCAGATACCCATTGTTGAGATAGTCAGAAACCCTATTGGTATAGGTGTATCTGACGTCCCCTTCGCGGTTGGCCGTTCCGGTGAACACTGTGGCGCCTTTCCCGTCTGAAAAGTCCTCTAGAACAGACCACGAATTGTTTGTAAACACATAGGCTATATCGTGTGGATCGCGCCCAATATGGTCTGCGACAAAGACCTCAAGACCAAGTGTTCCCCTCTCTGACATAACCCATCGAGTGGAAAACTCACAGCCACGCCGGGACCTCATGAGATTTTGCAGCCCGGTAAGGCAGGTCATATCCTGGTCGGATTCATAAGTACGATCACCGCGCTCACCTGTGGTCTCATATACTTGTCCCCCAAAGTCTTCAGCGAGACGATCCAGACCGATACCACGAGCAATAGAAGTGTAAGGCTGATTCCGGTATTCACCGGCAGAGATGTAATTCCTGGCCAGCCAACCCTCGGCGGGCTGCAATGTCAGCTCAACATACGGACCGGAACCGTATTGGCGCTTCTCAACCCAGCCAGCCCACACCACATAAGGTACACCCTCACCCCACTCCACAGCGGCCAGGACAGTTCTCAACGGCCGCGTGGTGAACTCCCAGTTCGCGGGCATTCTATCCCGACCCGGGAGCTGCACACTAACAGAATCCGCCCGCCCAATAATAGTGGACAGACTGGACTTCACCTCCAAGGCCGGGAACTCCGCAATTGGTTCCCCGAGCTTGGTATATGCGCCCCATACCAGCGCCATCAGAGCTGCTCCATGGCAATCCAGTTGATTGGAGTGGCCAAACCGGTATTGGAAAACACCCCGAAACTAGTATTGGTTACATTGTAAACCTTCACTGCATTCCAATTGACATCGCCAGACCCAGAGTTAATACAGGCGACAACAATCGGGGTACTGGAAAATCGGCCATAGGGAAACTGGACAACAGCGGTCTGAGACCCCCCCGTACCCACGGTAACCGTACCTGAGGCCATAGCCGGAACTTTAGGCAAACCGCCTTGCTGGGAAACTTTTTCCCAAGCGCTTCCTGACCAAACATACAATTCCCGGCGGTCCCGCAGGAACACCATTTGTCCCGGCCTGACAGCGGCCCCACTAGGAAAGCTGCTAGAAATAGGAATGACCCCACCGACAGTAGACGTATACTCCCTGTTGTCGCCGATAGATATGGTGCCATTATTGGACGTATAGACCGTGGCCAGAAGCAATGCCCCAGATGGGGTTGACGGAGTGACCGGGGATGGCGCGGGGGTCCCTGCCACAACCTCAGCGGCGGCCACATATTTACCCGAGGAATCAACTGAGCTATCGTACACCCGAATGACGATTAGATCCACACGGTCATAGGTCTGGTGATGGGCCTGCAGAGGCAGCCTTTCCGCGTTACCCAAGGACACCCAATAGGAGCCGTTGTTGGAATCTCTGGGGGTCACCACAGCACACCCAGGCGCCACCGAAACGCCAACACCGGATTGGGTTACCGACAATCCCGACACCACTCCGGCACGGCATGCCACAAAGTTGCGGTCGTGTGCCATGGTACTACCGATCACAGCCCTTCTGAAGTCAGCGGGCTGAACCTCAACATTACCGCCAATGGGAATAACAGGATCCATTGCCATTATATTACCTCCAAAACTCTGACCAAAACCTGACTGGAAGAATTATACTCTTCTCCAGTATACTTGATACTCCAATACCCCGGTCCTAGGCTTACCGGCCACTGCCGAATGGCCGGGACACGTGGTGCTGAGCCATTTATAACCGATGATTTACGGGCCGGCTCCACAGAAAGCACCTCACCGGAAGAGAGATACGTTCCCTGCCACTTGAGTAGATAAGACCTGTCAGGGCCGGTAAACAGCAACTCAGGGGACTTTACCGGACCCCTGATGTCCAGGATCAACCTGGCGGAACCCTCCACCTTGAACGAGACCTCACCCCCGCTTGAATAAGTTGGGAACTTGAGGGGGAACCGGAATGGGAACTTCAACCCACCGGATATCCGGTACATTCCAAGCTCGAATGCCTGGATACCCGACCCGTCAAGTTCACCCTGGTCGTTTTGTCCCCCCCTGAACCATGAGGGATCATCCGCAGTAACCTGAGTTGACCACTCGAATATTTTGGCTTCATTCTGCCAGTGAATATCCAGCTTGCCGGACCGGAAAACACGAATGGACTGCCAGCCTGTGGCTGTCTCCACGGACAGCCATGCCTCCGAGGGTAGCATGGCTCTACGAAGCTCCCTAAGTGCCCGCTGGGCATTGTCCGGGGACGCTCCCACATACACCCCGGCAAGACCCCCTGAAAGCGACTCATGGAATGGTGTGGTGTGCCATGATCCATCCATCTGGACCCGCTTCCCAGCCTCATACACTGGTGCGGCATGACCCCACAGGCTCAGCTCTGTGGTCACCCAGTGGTCCAAATCATTGAGCCGCATACCGCGGAACATTACCTGCCGCACTACACCAGCCTCCTAATAGCCTGAGAAACTGCCACAGCGGTCGAATACGGATCCACATTGTGCGTACTGATGTTGATATTCCCGCCGGGTCTGGGGGCCGCACTGACAAGATCGCCACTACCGCCCTCTGGGAATATATTACGTGCAGTCTCCGCAATACCGCTGGCGCGGCTCTCGAGATAGCCCTTCTGGCCAGCGATGGAATCCGCGAAGTCCTGGACTATCGCTTCACCGGAGTACGTTACATACCCATGCCCCGAGAATGGCCCCCACTTGGCGGGAGAGAACGGCCACAGCCCACGGAGCCAATCCATACCCTTCTTGACCCAGCCAGTGAGTTTGTCCCAAGCCCCCTGGATACCACGGAGGAACCCGTCCACCAGAGCCTTGCCGGCCTGAAGCAGGACATTACCAATATTGCCGAGGGCACTGAGGATTCTACCCGGAATGCTGGCCATGAAGTTCACTGTTTCACTGCCCAGTCTTTGGGCTCCCTGCAGCAGCCCGGTGAACCATTGTACCGCCCCCTGGGCCAGTTTGGGACCCAACGAAGCCAACGCGCCAATAGCCTTGCCCGGAAGTCCAGCAAGCCATCCGATGAACTCCATCAGCTTGCCAATGGCAGAGAGAACAAAGCTACCAAACCACTCCACAGCCTTTACGGCCAAGATAACAAGACCGGCCAAGAGGTCAATCACAAGCCCCGGGAATGAGCCAATGAACTCCCCGAGCATACCGAACCCGGCAATAGCAGCATTGGCAAAGTCCGTGGCCCACTGCATTGACAGCACGTAGTCGACAAAGGCCAGAATGCCATCGATGATTCCTTGCCAGAAGCCACCCAGCCATTCGCCGAAGGCCCCAAAAGCTGCAATGACGGAATCCCAGCCACCGGCAAGCCACGCCAAACACCCGGCCCACACACTGTTCAGCCACTGAACAACCGCATCCCAGTTCGTGATAAGCATATAGAGGCCCGCGGCCAACAGACCAATACCGGTGACAATCCAGGTCACCGGGTTTGCCAGCATGGCCGCTGTGGCTGCCCAGATAGCAGCAGTCACTTGGTACAGACCCACAAGCAGCAGGCCTGTGAGAAGTGCCCCTAGCACACCGAACACCCATGTGTTCTGGCTGACCCAAGTGGCCAGCTCCTGGAACTTGGGGATCAACTCGGACATGGTATCGCCGAGCCAGGTGAAGACCGCGGAACCCAGAGGCTCCAAGGCCTCCAGAGCTCGGTTCTTCAGCAGCTGCCACTGCTCGGCAAAATCCATGGTCTCCTCGGCAAGACCAAGGATCGAGTCATCCGTAGCACCGATGGACTTCATCATGTCACCAGCCGAAAGCTGACCGGTTTTCATGGCCTCCACAAATTGCATAGCGCCACGGGTGCCGAAGATCTTGGACGCCAATTCCAGGGCAGCCGCCTCATTGCCCTTCTCGAGGAAGCCACTAATCTCGCCAGTCACACGCTGAAAAGCCTGCTTTGGGTCCTCACCCTTCTTGGCAAGAGTGACAAGACCCTTGGACATTGATGCCATAACGGCATTGGAGTTCAAACCGGCTTTGTCAAAGGCGCCCACCATGGCAATGGTGTCCTCAAAGCTGAACCCAAGAGTCTTCATCGAGGGGGCAGCCTGCTGGGCCGAGGACGCCAGCTCATTCATGCCCACACCGGTGGCCTGGGACACCCTGAACAAATTGTCCATGGCATCGGCCACGGCGTCGCCCTGAATACCAAAAGCCGAGAACGCAGCTGTGGTTTTCTGAACACTGACCTCCTGGCCGAGAATACGACCGGCCTCAAGATACTGGGAAGCCACCTTCTCAAGGGTCTCCCCAGAAAGCCCAAGACGCGTATTGAGGTCCGCTACTGTGGAGCCGATCTTGGAGTACTCCACAGGGACCGAACGGCCGATTCGTTTGGCGATATCAACCATGCCGGAAAGGGCCTCACCAGAGGCACCGGTACCGACCCGGATCGTGTCAGAGACATCATCAAAAACCGCTCCGACCTCATACAGGCCCTTTCCCAGACCTGCCAGCATGCCTCCGGCCAGTGCCGGCAGAGCCCAGCCCCGCAAACCCTCGGCGAGCTTCTCGGAGAGCTTCTTGCCGCCGGCTGTACCGGCATTCTCCGTAGCTCCATCGACTGCAGAGGATATCTCATCGGATATCTTCTTCTCGGAGCCCTGCATTGATGGGACAAGCTGAAAATAGCCTGTCGCCAGCTCAACACTACCCATTGTCCCACCAATCGTTGAAGTCTTCCGGTGCTATTGGGTCAGCTCCAAACACCCTCACAGAGTCGTCATTTTCACCCGGTCTCTTGACCGGCTTGGGCTTTGGCTTGTTCTTGTCCCCGCCACGCTGCCAATTCGCGGCATTCAACAAGTCCGTAACATTTGCCAACATGTAATCCGAGGTACCCCACGGAGTACCCAGACAAGATGCAATAACAGACCCCGGAGGCGCTGTGTACAGAATAGCTCTGAGGTCGGACCACGTACAGCGCTCCGACCCCAGATCCCGTATCCTCAGGCCCCTGCTAATAAGCTCACCCTCCACAGCAACAGGGTAGGCCATCATGATGGCCAGGAGCCCTACTATTCCCCCGCGGAGATCCCCGAATGCTCAGCCCATGCCTTCATCAGCTCCCCGGCCTGGGTCTCGTCGATCAAATCCAGAATACCGGGAGACAGACGTTCCAGAAGCTTGACCTGGGCCTCAGCCGCAGCTGCCACATCCTCGGGCCTAGGGTCCTTTCCGCGCTTCTGCGCCTTTGCCAAAGGCTTGGCGGCCTCGGCCAGGCCCAGACGAACCCCAATCGGAAGCCTATTCATATTCGGGAGCTCACGGGTCTTCTTCTCGCCGGGAACCCGGAACCTGAACTTCTCGGTCTGGCTAATATCAACCTTGCTGAGCTCGAAAACATCACTCATGCCGAGAACACCCCGTCATCCAGAAGAATGTAAATGGAGTTGCCCTGTTTGTCAGGGTAGCAGGACAAGGTAACAGGCCACTTGATAGCATCAGTAGCACTGAAGGTGATCGTATCCGTGGAAGTCACCTGGCCATCCGGAACAAAGATAAGAATACGCGCCTTACCGTCCTTCATCTTGAAATACCAAGACTTATGTGGTAGCTCTTCAGCCCTGATCTTGACCGTAGTCCGCGTACCGGTCGAGGACGTCGCCTTCGTGACCTCCACATTCGCTTCACCGGCAAAGTTCTTGAGCGACTGCTCATTGGTTTCCAGCTGGGTCCACTTGAGTTCCCCGGAGAACGTTTCCAGGATCTTCTTGACAATCGTCCCCGACCAATCTTTGACGTCATTGGTCGAACGATCAACAGTCAGCTCAAGGCCATCCTCAGAAACATAGCCGGCATCCACAGCCTCCGTAGGGATAGTGTCACCCGCGTGAGTAGGGAGGGTTTCCTGAAGCTTGGGAGATGCCAGAATAGCGCCGGTCACGGCCTGATCAGGCCGGCCGGCAAAAATGTTCAGGTTATTGACTGCCATTTTTCCTCCTTCTAAATGGCGATACCGGCCACATGCAGCCGAATAGCAAATGAATACCGAGCAATACCGGTATTGGGGTCCGGATCCGGATATGGCGCCACAACCACCCGGCAGTTGTGGCAGGGGTAATTCCCCACGAATCCATCAATGGGCAGCTGTTCCAGCAGCTGCAAAACCTTGACAGCCAGCTGAAAGGCCTCATAGTCACTCTGTGGGCTGACCCCCCAGCACGAAACGGATATCTGGTGCACGGACCTGCGCGGGTCCAGAACCTCCCCACCGGTTGATCGAACCACAACACACGGGGTTTTGCCAATACGATCGACCTTCCCGGCAGCCCTGATCCCGTCCTTGAAGTTCAGATAACGGATAACTGCGGTCTCAACATCAGGCCGGATAGCGACACTCATGAGAGACTCCCGAAAGCCGTAGTAAGTACTTTGTCAGATGCTTCCATTTTAGCGCCTTTTCGCGTTTTAGGCCTAACAGTAACGCGAGCTCGACGAATACCCTCATACTCGGAGTATTCAAAATCATCAGGGCCGGCCTGGTTGACCATCTGTTCACCCCATTCACGGAGTTTCGCTTTCACCCCGTCACTTTTTCGGATGGCATCAAAGCCCTCATAATGGAACTCCAACTTGGTGAGTGGCATATCAATCCGCCCCCACCAGAAAAAGACACGTATGGTCCAAAATGGTGCCAGAATCCCACACCTGTGGATGTGCATCAACCCGATACTTGGGGACCAGCCCATCGACCCAAATACCATCATACACACCCTTATAGCGGGTCACAACGTCAGCCGTAAGAACCACCACGAGATCCCACCGGAAAACAGACGTGCCGGCCGGCGCCCACACCGTGTAGGCAACCTTTCCATCACCTTGATAAGAGCCTTCCAGGCCATCCATGAGACCTGGCTGAACAGAGCACCCAGGAACAACCCCACGAGTCGTTACAGCCCCGTACTGCCACTCACCACGGGGGTTCAGCTTTCGCTCCGGGGCCCCCACAATGATGGTCTGGGTCATGTGTGACACAACACTCATGGCCGCTCACTCAGCATGTACGGGCCCAACACACGACGCACGGGCTCGCTGACAACCAACTGGCCTCCAGCAGTGCTATAGGACGCCGAGATAGAGCCCACAGCCTCCTGAGTACGCCCAAGCGGGCTCGCCCACGACGCCAGTACAATCGACGCCACAGCAGACGCCACAGCGCCCGGAACCTCCTCATAGCCATGGGTCATCACAACCGTCACGGCACCCAGCTGACACGGCAGCTCCCGCTTGGTCCGCACCATGCCCCGCGGGGACCACCCGGCCAACTCATAATCCTCATCACCCACAGCCACCACAGGCGGGGCGACAAGCCTCAGAGTTGGCAGGACCAGGGTATTGCCACCATGCGTATCCATGATCACTGCATGCGTCTCCACCCCAGCTATGTGCCATCCACACACGTCACGGACCACGTCGGAGGCACGCTGAATCCAGCCCGAGAGCCCCGGACTGGATTCAGGCACCCGGCCCAAACTGGCCTCAGCCAGTTGGACCGGGGTGAGCAGGCTACTTGCCACTCTTGTCCTCCGCGTGCTTGGGGGCAACCCCGAGCTTTTCGGCGTCCTCCGGGCTCAGCTGAATGGTCACCGGATTACCGTGCAAAAGCACCTCATAGATATCCATACTCACTGCGACAGATCCACCTTAGCGAAACCGAGAGGCTTACGCACCGCGAGCAGCGCGCGGCGCTCAATACGGGTCGTAACGATGTTGTTGACGAAAGTCTCACCATGCGACACAGTCGACTCCACACGAATACCGCCCCTCTTGTAGAAAGTCGCACAAGTCTTGAACGCGCCCACAAGAGCAGTACCCTTCGGCATGGCCGCCGTGACGACCGTGTTCAAACCCCACACGTTCGGGAACAGATTGATTCCACCCTGAGAGGCATATGCCGGGGCAAAAATACCACCACCGTAGTACTGGTCGTTCTTGTCCTTCAGAAGCCGCAGAGTGGTGTAGTCCTCCACGCTCATGATAATGCCATCAGCGGTGTAATCGGCAGCCCGGGCCACAGCAGAAGCGGCCTTGAAGATAGCATCTGCGACGGTATCGGTACCCTTGGTCAGGGACTGAATACCGGACACGTTCAGAACGCCCTTGATATTAGCACCGGTGCCATCACCATTGACCAGAGCCTTTTCCTCGGCCAGCTCCAACTCATAGACGCCACGGCCATTAATCTCAGAAACGAGGAACGCGAAGTCCTCCAGCATCTCATCCGAGTACTGGATCACACCCGCGATCTTCTTGTAAGCCTCGGTGACAAGCTCGGGGTCCTTCATGTGAATCTGGGGCTTTGCCTTGCCCTCTTCCACACCCGCGACAGCGCCCTCAAGCTGGCCCTCACGCAGCCACGAGACAGCAGCTGTATCGGTAGAACCCGACTGGAACAGCTCACCCACCTGAAGGCGGGTACGAACCGTTTCCAACCCCGGGATGAGCTCAGTCGAGTACAGCAAAGCGCCAGCTGGCGTGGTCTGCGGATCCGTTGCCTTCTTGAGCCCCATCCATTCAGGGGCCGCCACAGAGCCGGTCTGGCCCTTCAGGCGTGCCAGCTGGGCACCAATCGACTTGACGACATGCTCACCAAGAGACTTGGCGGTGGTCTCCTTACGATCCTCTGGTGCGTCCCCACCAAGGCCGCGGATCGAGTCCATCAGACCCTTGCTCTCCTTGTACGCCTCCAACGTGGCCTTGGCGTCACTGAGCTCGGACATCCAGCCCTTCACACGGTCGACATTGTCGCCGAAGCCACCCTTTTCGAGAGCCTCATTAGCGGCTTTCTCGATTTTCTCATTCAGGCCCTTGATATGGGCCTTCAGTGCTTCAATATTCACTGATCCTCCTTCACGCCCAAAAGGGCCAGAACCTCGGCCACGGGGATGCCCGCGGCCTTTTCCTCACTATCGGGGTCCTCGTCGCCATAAGCGTCCAGAAGTTCCCCAAGGGCCTCATAGGCCCTTCTGATCAAATCCATATTCTTTGCCGAGATGGCCCGGCCGGCCTTTACCTCGGTAATTCGAGCTTCCGGATTGGCCGGAATAGGAACAACCGATATCTCGAACAGTTCAAGCTCCCTGAGCTCGGTCGCGTCCTTTGCCATTGCGTAATCCAGAACCCGGTAACCGAAACTCATCGAATCGAGACGACCATCTTTCAGCTGCTCATAAACAATACGACCATAAGTATCACCAGAAAGATCCAACTGAGCATCAAACTTCAATCCGTAATCGTCCTCGGCAAGTTCCAGAACCCGGCCGATATTCGCTTTCGGGTCCTCCATGTTGTGCCCGTAAAACACCGGCACAACCTTGCCACTCGAATTGATCCTGTTCAGGAACGAATTAAAAGCCCCTTTGATGACAATATCACCGTAAGAATCCTTGTTGCCGAATACCGAGGCATACCCGGAGATACGCCCCTCACCCTCTTCAGCTGCTTTCACCTGAAGCTCAAAATGCTTTGTCTTCACTTCCAGTTCACCACCACTTCACATTGACAATTTGCCACCTCAGCGGGATCACCAGAAGCGGAGTCACCCGGCCATCTGAGCCCATTCGAGAACTCATCATCAATACCAACAGTCTCACCATTAATAGCAGCATGTTCAGGCCTCGGATTACTACTGGTGGTAACCCACGTCTTGGTTACGGCCCCATTCTGTCGGCCAGCTTCCAGACGGCCCCAGGAGTAATCCCACAGAGCCAGCCCCAAACCGAACACCAAGGCCGCTTCATCCCCATGATCCGGGGCATCCTCCCAGGCCTTCTCAATCCCATCGGCACGGGTCTCAATGTAGTCCTCGGTCCGGTCCGGGTCATAGTCCCCGGAGCCATGCTCACGCACCACACCCCGACCGGCCCGGGCCGTGGCACTGAGGCTGATGTTCTTCAGCCTCTTCGCCCGAGCCGCATCCTTGGTGTCGCCCGAGAGTACATTCTTGTATTCCCGGGCGACACCTGCCACCCAGTCCGGGATCCCACCCCCGGACTTAGTCCGTATCCCGGAGCCGGAGGATACGGAATCCTGTGGGCTGGCCTGTCCGCCAACCAAAACATTCAGTGGGGTAACAATGTCATCCCCGCCGGCCACAGCCCTGAGATTCAGCCGGGCACGGGCCTCATTCGCGCTCATATAGGGCCGGCCCACAGCCGACTGGAAGAACTGCGACTGGGCCTCAAAGTCACCCTGGAGTTTCTCAGCGACATTGAACTCAACGTACACTTTGTCATCCACGCCCATAATGGGCAGGAGCCACGCATTCAATGCGCTCTCAACCTGGGCGATAATAGGGCCGAGAGTATCACCATAAAGCATCTTTCGGAACTCGCGAACATTCGAATAGTTCGCGTTGTCCAGAACTCCGACCATTGTCGGGTTGATATGGAAGACACTTGCCACTGTAGTGAACGACAGTTGCACGCCCTCGATGTACTGCTGGTCCGTTGCGGAATAGTCGACCCTGTTGAGGGTCATGCCGTCCTCTAGGATTGGCGTGCCACCCGCATGAGAGCCTGAGCCGGTGTACTTGGCGTACCAATCCTCACGGAAGGCCTCACGGGCCGCATCCGACCATCTGGGAGCACCCGAGGGGCGCTCCAGAACAGCGGACACA